CGGCATATATCTGAGTGGTGCGTATGGAATAATGCCCCATCATCTTACTGATGGTCTCTATCGGAACACCGTTGCTCAGGCAAATAAGGGTCGCGAAACTGTGCCTCGCCTGATAGAATGTCAAATGGCATCCCAGATTGCACTGTTCGGCTATGATTTTAAGGCTGCGGCACAGATTGCAGGTCTGCGGAACGTAAAACAATCTTCCGTCCTTACCTTCCCCTTTGTATTTTTCGATAATGCGAAGGGGTATGTCAAGAAGTTTGATATGGCACTCCGCCTTGGTCTTCTGCCGTGCAATGTGAATCCATTTGGAACCGTCTTCTTTCGTGATGATATTGTCTTCTGTCAGGTTTGCCAGATCAGCCCTGCCGATGCCCGTGAACACCGAAAAGACAAACAGGTCACGGGTATGGCATAAGCGGTAAGTCGGCAGTCGGGCATTGAGCAGCTTTTCAAACTGTTCCCTGTTCAGGTGGCGGTGGTTCACCGGCACTTTCTCAATCTTATGTCCGGCAAACGGGTCACGTTTCAATATATGTTTCTTCAACGCCAGCCGGGTCATCTTGTGCAGCAGGATAAGATAGTCATTGTAGGCAGAAACCTTCAACTGCAATACGGTCGAGAAATAGAATGTGAAGTCGGTCATGAACTTCATCGTCAGCGAGCGTAACGGAATATCCTCCAAATCATACTTGAATTTCAAAAAGTTGGATATATGCTTGCGAGTGGTAAGATAACGGACGTAGGAATGCCTTGTCCGGTCAATGCCCACACGTTTGGCATATTCCTCGTTATGCTCGTCAAACAAGGAAAGCAGCGTTTCCTTGACGTCTGATTTTCCCGTGACGGCATTCTTGATGATTTCAGCCGAGACGAAGCCGTAAGAATCCACGTTCTTTTTGTAAGCGGACTTCGCTTTTTCCTCCAATGCCTCCAACAATGAGTTCAGCCTGTTCAACTCGTTTCTTTTTTCGCCGGTGATGTTTCCGGTCTTGCGTCCGTCCGCGAATGCCTTTCCCTTCTTTGCATCCCATAAGTCAGATTCAATTTCCAGTCCGGTGGAATACTGGCTCACCTTCCCGTCAAGGGTGACACGTCCCATAACCGGGCATCTGCCGTTTTTCTTTACTTTCTGACGGTTGATGTAGAACAACAGTTTGAATGTGCTTCGCATGGCTTACCCTTCCATTATTTTGGTTATATACTCCCTTTGCTTCATGCTCGGATTGACTCTCCGTTGGCTGTAATCTTTCAGAATCGGTGACGGGGCGGTGTCAATGTCCGACAAGGAGAACCTGCCGCTGATAATACCATTCAGGCAATCCACGTCCCTATCAATTTTATCCTGCGTGACTTTCGCATACCGCTGTGTGGTAGTGATATGCCGATGCCCCATGATTTTGCTGACGGTTTCTATCGGAATTCCCTGTGACAAACAAATTATACTTCCGAAGGTATGCCGGGCCTGATGGAATGAGATCGGACGGTTGATGCCGCACATCACGGACATCTTTTTCAGATGCCTGTTCATGCTCTCTTTGGTCAGCATCGGAAGCAGTTTTCCGTTGCTGTCCATACCCTTGTACTTTTCGACGATTTTCAACGGTATCTCCATCAGCCGCACACATTCGGGTGTGCCTGTCTTTTGCCTTTCCGTGTGAATCCACAGGCTTCCGTCATCCGCCCTCACCAGATTGGCGGCTGTCAGACTCCTCATGTCGCAATAGCAGATACCCGTCCAGCACGAGAATAGGAACATATCCCTCGTGAAATTACGGTTGGGGGTGTCATAGGTAGTGTTCGCAAACCTGTCAAGCTCGTCTTCCGTCAGGTACATCTGTTTGAAAACAGGTTTCTGCGGGGCATAGCCTTTGAACGGGCTGAAAGGGATGATGCCGCGGAACACGGCAAGCATCATCACGCTTTTCAGGCGGTTGATATGTCCGAGGATGGTTCTGGGCATGAAACGCCTTGTCGTGCGCATATACATATCAAACGCTTCGATAAAGTTTTCATCCAGCTGCTTGACAGGCATATCCGACACATGGTATCTCTCTTTCAGGAACTCACCAAGTATCCGGCAGGTGTTCCGGTACTGGTAGAACGTGCTTGCCGCCCTGTTCACCCCTACACGCAGGGCATAGTCGCTGTTATGCTCCGCATAGAGCTTCATGATGGTATCCTGTGTTTCAGCCTGACCTTGAAACACGTTTCTGACTTCCTCTGCTGTCACGACATCCTGCATGTCGGAAAACTCGTTGAACCGCTTTTGCAACAATAGCAGTACCCGTTCAATCTCCCTGTTTGCCATTGTCGCCACCTTGCTTTTGCCCGTGCAGCGTTGGGCTGTGGCATTCCACAACCGCACATTGATTTTGAACTTGCACGCAAATTGTGCGATGGAATTGACCTTTCCCTTGATGGATATTCTGCCCATGAGTGGAGAAAAGCCGTCCTTGTCCTGTCCGCCGCGCTTGATGTAGAGCAGCACTTTCATTTCTGTTTTCATGCGTTACTTTTTTGATTGCAATTTTACTCATACTTCGCCAGTCGAATGATATGAGAATCAGGCAGAACGGCGCAATCAAAACCGGACGGGCTAAATCTGCCGGAAATGAGGATGTTTCCCGGATGGAAAGTCATCCTCTCTGACTGTTTAACCCTTGATTGACTGCATCTGAATGAAATGAAAACAGGTAATGACTTGGCAGCTGAACAGGTTCGTTATTCCACCTGTCTTTGCTGTTTACCCAACTGTGCAAACCAACGCAATTTTGCTGTATTACAACGCATTGACGTTTGTTTGCTATATTCCTCTATTGGTCGCATTGATAGTTTTCTATCGTTTCACCGCACTTGCTTTCGTGGATGTACAACAGTTAAGCCGTGAACACCTAATAAAAGACAATAACGGTGCTTTGTGGATACGCAAGGCACGACAGAAAACCAGTCAGATGTGCAACATTCCTGTTTTGTCTATTCCTCAAAGGATATTGAGGAAATATGAAGATAATATAGAGTGTATAAAGAAAGGTGTACTTTTGCCTGTAATCAGTAATCAGCGCATGAATGCCTACTTAAAAGAAATCGCTGATTTATGCGGCATTACCAAGCGCCTAACTACGCATGTTGCATGCCATACTGCGGCTACCGTAGTTTTTCTCGCCAATGATGTATCAATGGAAAATGTATCTAAGATTTTGGGACATTCCAATATCAGAATGACACAGCATTATGCACGGGTATTAGATAGCTCCATTATGCGTGATATGGTAAATGTAGAGAGGAATTTTCTAAAGGAATGACAACGTAATTTTCCGAAACTGAATAAAACATTAACAAATGTAAGCTCCGTATTCCGTCCGTTCAAGTCCAAGCCCTATGGGTTTGAAAGAAAATCTCCACACCTGCGCTACGCTCCGGGTAGTATTTTCTTCCAAAGACTTGCACAGACGGAATACTACACTAATACAGTTAATGTTCTTAGTCAGTTTCGAAAAAAGTGTGTTTTCAAAAGCTAATCAGGGTGTGTGATATGGTCAATATAGAATATGAATTTATAATCCAAGAAATTAAATTAATATCTATCTTTGTGTATCATATTAGATAAAAAGGCAAAAATGGATAATATTAGAAAAAATAGAGCAATAGTTTCGACAAATCATATTGATAATCATGGTGATCAAATATCAATTGAAGTTTTAGAGCAAATGGTTCATCTAATAAATGATTCTCAGCAAAGAATTAGATTAGGGACTGATCATAGAAGAGACTTACCACCTAAAGGTAGATTAGAGAACGCTGTTTTAAGAAAAGATGGAGATGATTACTTGGTTGAAGCGGATCTTTGCGAATTTGAGAATATAGAACCAGTTGATTGGGATAAAACTTTATTAAAAGAATCATTTTTAGATAGTTTTCAATTTGTAGAAGTTGAAAAAGAATCTTGTGATGGAATTTCAATTTCAATCGATGTACATAATTTCAAATCCATAGATGATTATAATAATTGTATTAATAGCATTGAAAACAATGAAAATATAAGATTTGAAGAACATGTAAGAAAAGCTCTTTTGCCTGATCCTGAAATAGTATTTCAGTTGGCTCAATCATATTTATTATGTCATTTCCTAAAACCCGTTGTTTGCAAATTAGGAGAAAAATTGGCTGATAGTACTACTGATTATGCACTCAAAGAAAGCAAACGTGTTATGAATATGATAAATAGTGCATTGAGAGAGTTTTTATTTAGATGTATTCCTTCAACAAGACCTGCTAATATTATATTTGATTATCCAGGTACGCCTCATATTGAATTAATAGCTAGAACCAGAGATAAAGATCTTGTGCTAAATGCTCTAAATTCTCACCAATTATCAAAAGTGGGAAAAAAGATAACAGACTTGAGTAAACACATAAATATTGCAAAAGTACAATTTGTCTTATCAAATAAAGGAAAATGGAAATTTAATTATTTGTTAACCGACAATGGGGAAGTTATTGGGACGAAAACTGTTTTTAAAAAGAGAGACAAAAAAATAGAAATGATCAATAGGAATGCTATCAGATTAGGGAGACCTATTGCTGTTAGCTGTGGAGCGACGGGAGTTATTACAGATCGAAAGAAATTCTGAATTTTAACGGCAGGTTATTCCTGCCGTTTCTCATTGTAAGAGGACTGCAAGAGCCTGTCAATATCACTTTGGCGATAGATGATTTTTCCTTTTATCTGAATATAAGGAATAATGTTATTATCCCGCCAGTCTTGTAACGTGCGGATGCTTACATTTAATAATTTGGCTACTTCATTATTACCTAAGAACCGTTCACCGTTTAAAGTAGGTTTATTTCCCTTTGCCAGTCGGCTGATACCGTCTAACATTCTTTCCATAGACTGAAAGAAATCCTTAATTATCTCACTATTGCCGTTTATAAGTTCCATATTGTTATACCGTTCAATTGATTTATAATTGGTTTGAATGATTGACATACATACACCTGTCAGTTACGTAGATACTCGCCATAATAGGATATGGAAATACTATCTTTTATCGCATCATAACTTATATAAAGCCGTTTAAAGGCTTCAACGATAAAGTAACGGTTATCTTCTTTCTGTATCTCGTAAATGGCTGGTTTTGCCTGTCCGTTATCTGATACATGGAGCATCGAAAGGAAATGTATCTTCTTGCTTTGGTATATCATTACCGTAGGATGAAGATTTAAACTTTCCCATATTCCGACAATAGCAGACAATTTGAAGGACTGATTTACTCCCATATTATTTTTTTCTTTCTTTTCCATAGGGCAATATTTATTTGTTGTTTGATTTATAATTCGCTTTCTTGTTTTCCGTACATTCTGCAACCAGTCTTTCAATATCGGCAGATTTATAGTACAGTTTGTTACCGATTTGGGAATGACCCAGCTTGCCACTATCCCGATAGTTCTGCAAACTTCGGATGCTGATACCGAGCAGGGCACACACTTCACGACCTGATAACCATTTATCCGGCTGGCAGGTATTCTCTTTACAAATCCGTTCCACTTGACTGACGAAACCGGAGAACCGCCCACACACCTGTTTAAAGGTCTGTTCCTCAATAGTTACGATATTCATACGTCTTTCTCTTTTGGCTGGTTAAATACTCCTTTTTTCATTTCTTCCCGATAGAGAGCCGAAAGAACATCATTGTGCGTATTTAGATGCTCTTCCAGTACGTTATCAATGAAATTGCCAATACTTATCTGTTTACCTGCAATCACGCCTACAATCTGCATGATACGTTTCTGTATCTCTCCACTTATGTACACGCTTTGACGGTTGCAGACTGTCTGCTTTTGGAAAAATACAGCTTTGTAGTTTTCCTTTTCCTGCTGCGATGATTGTTTTACTTCTTCCATGCTTTCAATTTTTAATGGTTTATAAATAAGTTGATTGATTTCTGATACTGATTAAAAGAAAGTGAACCAGTTTTATAGCTGCATTGCTTTATCTTTA